GGCGAGGTAGCTCAGTTGGTTAGAGCGTTGGATTCATAACCCAAAGGTCACGGGTTCAAGTCCCGTCTTCGCTACAAAATGTAAATCTTTGAAAGAGAGTGGTTTGTATCCTACAAACCCTCTTTTTTCATGGATAAAATTCTCAAAATTTTACAGACCGAATACGCTACCGAATACACTTTCGAATACGATATGAGTAACAAAGGTCAGTTCACAAAGCCTAAGATATACGACGCTGGAGGGGATCTCTCCAAGCGCTGGTATATTTATTATTCCTATCGGAACCCACATACAGGAAAGCTCGTTCGGCAAAATCCCATTTACCTAAAAATCAATAGATCTTTCAAAACCCTTTCCCAGAGGCGTACAGTAATCAGGAGACTCCGTGATATACTGGAGCGCAAGCTCAGAGAGGGATTCAATCCTTATGAGGACAAATACACCGAGAACAAGCTCCTCTCCATTCACGAGGCTTTCGATTTGTCACTGACACATGCTCAGGCTACTATGAAAGAAAGCTCTTTCAAGAACCACCAATATCGTATTCGTACCTTTGAGAAATGGCTCGAACAAAATAATTTCAAAGGGCGAGCTGTTACCGCTATTACTAAAAAAACAGCTACCAATTTCCTTAACGATATTCTCCTTAAGACAAGTCCTAAGAACAGGAATAATACCCGTGCTGCTCTCTCTATCCTGTTCAAGTACTTAGAGGATAACCAGCATGTCCCTAACAATTTCATTTCATCTATTCCAGTACTTAAGACCGATCCACACCGCAATAAAACCTATACCAAGGTACAAGAGGATACCCTCTTCGAATACATTGGCCAACATGATCCACAGCTACTGCTCTTCATCAAGTTCATTAGCTATAACTTTCTGCGCCCTATCGAGGTCTGCCGCCTACAAGTAAAAGATATATCCTTAGAAGAGAAGCGCTTGACCTTCGAGGCAAAGAATAAAGCCAGAAAAACCAAAATCATTCCCGAAATACTCCTCTCCGAACTCCTATACCTCAAGGGAGCAGACCCTAACCATTTCCTTTTTGCCCCCGAGGGCTTAGGCCCTTGGAACACCACGGAAACCAATAAGCGTGATTACTGGAGCAAAAGATTCAAAAAAGTCAAAGAACATTTTTCACTGGGCGAGGACTACGGGCTCTATTCCTTCCGACATACTTCCATTACCAAACTATACCGCAAGCTCCGCGAGCAGTACCCACCCCTTGAGACCAAGAGCCGCCTAATGCTCATCACAGGACATGCTACTTTTGCAGCCCTTGAGAAGTACCTCCGTGACATCGACGCCGAGCTCCCAGAGGACTACTCCCAACTGATCAGTGGTTAGTAGTTAGTGGTTAGCAACTGACTTCTGACAACTAAAAACTAACAACTAATAACTAATTATTGTATTCCTCGTAAAATTCCTCGACCTCTTCCAAGTGCTTCTGAGTAATGAAAGACAGCGACAGTATCCGAGAGAATACGAACCTGACCAGCGTTTTTTCTTCTTCGTCAAAGAATGAACTATCCTCTAACAGATCCGGAAACTGAAACAGCCTTTCCTGTATATCCTCCGATTGTGAAATCTTGTTGGCTACTTCGAAGAGCCAGCCAGAGAGCTTTATCCCCAGTTGCTCATTCAGTGGGCGGGGTAGTTTGTTGTCCCTTCTCATAGCGCAGCCCTCCTTTCTTTTTGGTTCTGGGAAATGTAGTAAGCTCCGTAAGCGTGTATCACAGCAATCGGAAATGAGGGGTCAGAAGTAGTACCCGCAGAAGTGGAGACATGCCACTGCCCATCACGATAGGCAAGCAGGAAGTTACACGCGGTATCCTTGAGCAAGCAGTGGAAACACTCCCGAGCGATGACATCCACCACCGCAGGATCGTCCGCAGGTTCGTAATCATCAGGGCTTTTTATGCAGCCCGAACTTTGAAGAAATAGCCGATCCGTGCGACCAGCTGTCCACGATATAGCCTTGGCTACATGGTGAGAGGTTAGAGGTTTGAACATAGTATAAAAAATAAAAAAGCGTGAGTAGGTGCTGTTCAAACCTTGCCGGATATATCCGCAAATTTTGCTATATATTACTATATAGCTACACCCTCACGCTGTGAGTATTCGAAAATCTTTATGTGATATGCGGACACGAAAAAGCCGCAAAGTTTGAACGCTGCAAAGGTACAACTTTTTTTGAAACCTCCAAATCTTTTTTGAAAAAATTTTTTGCCACCTCACTTGCCCCCCTTCGGGGGTTAGGGGGATAAAAAAAGCCCTCGTATAGAGGGCTTCAGGCGTTAAATAAGTTTATATAACTATAAAAACCATTATTCGTTCTTATAAATCTTTATCACTTTTCCATCAAAATCAACCGTAGCAGTAACATCTTGGACTTTTTCCACTCCAAAAGAATTAAGACCACTATACTTCATTTTTACGATTATTTTACTTTTTATATTACTATAAGAGGTTTCTATATGTTTAAAACTTGATGGATCTTTCATCTGTAATTTTATTTTATCTACCAAATCAGGAAGAGATCCATCCACAGAACTAAATAAAGACTCTACTTCTTCCTTTGTCTTAGGAATACGAGGCTTGGGGTACTTATAACAGACTGCCCAACCAGTGAAATTCAAAAAAACAGAAAGTTCATCCACATCTTTTCCTTTTGGAAGTTTGAACCTCTTTAAGTATTCCCTACCTTCTTTATCCTTCATTGGCAACAGATCATAGAATGCCTCACAGATTGAAATTTCCTTGAATGTCCCAGATTCTATCCAGAATTTCAAGTCTTCCATTTGTGCATCTGAAATATCTGCATCTTCTTTTAACCCATTTTCTATAAGAAATTGTTTTTTAGGGTCAATAGTTTCTACGGATACTGTTTCCTTTTTTTCTTCTCCTTTTGTTTGATTGGATTGATTGGATTGATTGGATTGATTGCAGGAAAACAATAACAATCCACAAAAAATAATACAAAATTTATTCATAACTTAAAAATTTATCTTCTTCTTGATCCTTTTGAACTTCTTGTATGAGGTCTTACATATGTTCCATTTTTTCTATAATATCCTCTTACATGTACAGAGCCTTTTGAATTTACTGAGGGGGTATAAGAACTAAATGTTGTTTTTGTATTAGGGTTATAAATAGAGTCTTGAGGGTTAATAGCCCAGCCTGAGTAATTTTTCCATTTTATCCTCTTATATTTTCCTCTATAAAATTTAGTTGAAAGAAAAACTTTTTCTCCTTTCGGAACTATTGCAATTTCTCTCGTTGAACCTTGGCTATTAAACAAAGAAGTATCCTCCACTAAGATTGAACTATAATAGTTTGTAACACAAGAACTAAAAACAAAAGCAAAAATGATAAATAAAAAAAATTTTTTCATATTGATTTATTTAAAAACACACAGCAAAGATACAAAAAAAAATCAAAGGGACAACTTTGGAAAATTATTTTTTTACCCTCTGTCTTCTGACTTCTGACTACTGTCTACTGTCTTCTGCCCACTAACTACTGCTCTCTCTTAATTCTCTCTTTACTTTTCAATCCTAAGAGCCTACAAACAAAGGGATTCAAGCCTAAAATCTCTCTTAAATCTCTCTTACGCTCTCTTATGAGAATACTAAAAAAAGCCCCCATTGCTGAGGGCTTCAGGTGTTAAATTAAATTCAGTCAATGACTACTGAATGCTGTTAGCGGCGCGGCGAATACGTTCGGATATATCCAGCAAGGCGCCTTGTAGTTGTATCTTTTCGGCTTCACTAAAGCCACCCTCGCCACCATTGCCATCGCGACCATGGAGCTTATTGTAAATCCATGAAGAGGACTTCCCAAAATAATCGTGTGCGATTTGTCGCCAAGAGACATCTATAGAGATGTCGTCCAATTGTTGCATCATCGTGATACGTTCCTGTTTTTGTACTGTTATTGCCATAGTATGAATATTTGTTGAAAGTAAGCCCTCTTGGGAGGGCTTACTGTTAGTCTCTGTCAAGTAGGTTATCTAAGAGCTCCTGAATGTAACGAATTAATGATTTTGATCCGTTAGGGTAAGCCTTTTTGTAGTTTCGGATAGCTTGAATAAGCTCCCACTCTTTGTCTGTAAGCTCGCGGCTTTGAGTTTCTTGATTTGTCATAAACTATCATTTAATTTAACACCGCAAAGATACTGCGAATATTCGCAATATCCAAATTTTTCCCTAAGTTTTTTTACTCTTAAATATGTTAAAGTTTTCCTTCCTTCTCTAACCACTGACTACTGACCACTAACCACTAACACGTTAGGAACGTATCCTCCCAGTCTGCGGGATTGACTACCAGCGGCGCCTTAGTCTTAAAATGCACCTCCACATCTACCCCGTACAAGTGTGCTTGTGGCTCCTCGATCGGGAAAATACGCGTCAAGTCCTTCTCAAAAGCACCATATAGGAAATGATCCCGCTGGTGACTGTCCCAACGAATGCGTGCCAAGAGCTGCAAGGCAATACGCTCCGCTTGGTCTATCTTCTCCTGCTGCCCCTCAAAATCATCGTGTGGCGCATTGGCAAAGACGATACTAAAGACGAGCTTACGACGCCCCAAGGTGTTCAGCTCGCCCCCGTCCAAGCCCAACTCATAATCATAGATCGCCAAGAACGGAGAGGCAATCCCTGCAAAGCTACTTTGCTTCTCTATAATCTCACGGGAGAAATACCCCACGTGCTCCTGTATCATCACATGCTTTTCAGCCAAGTGATGAAAATAATCTTTCAACTGCTTATACATCGTTTTTTTTTAATTTTTCCTCTTTTTGCTCAAAACCCCGATTTTTTTTTCCTACATTTCCTACAAAACCTACAAAAAACATAAGTTACTGAAAATCAAGATAAATATTTTTTCAATGGGTTTTTTTCGCGTTAATTTCCCTTAAATTCTTGTAGGAAAACCGCATTTCATTTTCCTACACTTTCCTACAACTTCCACATTTTCCTACAAATCCTACGCCTTTTCCTACGCTTTTTTAGCTTTAAATAACTGATTTATAAGTAAATAAACCTTTGTAGGAAATGTAGGAAAAAAAAACAGCACTTTTTAGCGCAAAAGTGTATTTTTCAAAAAAAAAAATGCACTTTTCCATTTTCTCTCTTCTCTGCTGGCATTAATCATTAGAAATAGAGTCCCGACTTCTTCGCCACAGGCTCCCTAAGTACAAGCGGCTCTCCTTGGTAGCAGGGGAACAATGCAGGGTGTGCCTTTATATATTGTAATAGTAGGTCCCTATATCTTTGCCCCCGTTCCAGGAATCCCTCCTTAAGGGCTTTTAGCTGGGTGTCGCTTAGCAGCATGGACTTCTGCCAAGGCAGCTGCTCCCATTGTAGCACGATTCCTGAAGTGGTATAGGTAAGCCCCTGCATAAAGACGGCATCGGCCAAGGTGTAGTAACCCACGATCTTCCTAAGCAGCCCCAGAGCCGTCTCGTCCCCGCGTACATCCGAGAGCACACAGGGCGACAGCTGCGGGGCTATGTACAACTCCCATATATCCCGCATAAGGGGCAACAGCCGCAAGAAGATCTCGTACGAATCCCCTATGGAATACAGCTCCGACAGCTCCCGCGGACTACCAAAGAGCGACCCCGCCACCTCGCGGGCAAAGGGCAACTCGGCCCCAAAGGAACTTGTGGCCAAGAGTGCCACAGCACCATTGAGCGCATGATCCCCAATGCGTACCGCGTTCAGCCCATAGTCTCGCACATCCCACCAGGGCGAGCGCTCCATCTTATTATCTTGGTACGCGTTGGCGCCCGTACTGGACAGATGCATTTTGACAAAGGGAATACTATAAGCAATGGCATAGTTGGCCACAGCCTTTTTCACCCCCTCATATATCTCAGCTTTGCGCGGCATAACAAAGGAATCATCGGAGAGCTTCTCCCAGATCACCTCCCCGATAAGCGGACGTACCCGCTCACTAATAGCCGTATCTATATACGGCCTAAGGATCTGTATATCCAAGTACTTGGACACATGGATATACGCCTTAATCTCTTCAATTCGTTCAAACATATTCTTTTTTTCCTACAAAAATAAAAGTCCTTCCCCGCTTGGGAAAGGACTTATCAAAATAAGCATGTCTAACTAATTTACGATTACCTGCTGCCCGTTAGGGTTCTTGTCCAAGGTCGTAAGGTTAATATTTGGGAAATTTCCGTATAGGCTCTCGTCCCAGCCGTTCCAGTCCCTTATCCGCTCGAATATCTCCAAGGTACGCAAACGCTTGATCGGCATACGTGTGGAGAGGATCGTATAGGCCTCCCGCTTGTCCGAGCCACTCCCGCTGAGGTTCTTTCCCCCTGGGATACCCGCCCCGAGCAAACAAGGATCTACCCCCATCGGGAAAAGTATCTCCGAGTTCCCCGCGCTGGCATCGGGCAGGAAGTTGCCGTCCTTGATCTTGTCATCTATGGGTACCACTTCTATACCACGTATGAGGTTCCCCGAGCTGTCACGAAAGAAAGGCGATAGAAAGGAGCGCCCCGCAGCCTTGTTCCCACTCATATGCTCGTCTATCGCCTTAATAGTCTTCTGCCGCTCTTGCTCCTTCTGCACATCGCTCATCCCCTGCCACTCATTGCGGCCAAACTTATGGGAGAAAAAGTCATCGGCCACATAAATGACAAACTTCAAGTTCAATTGGTTCTCAAACATATACTTTTTGAACGTCGGCACCGAGAGCACCACATCCACCCAACCATTGGCAAAGGAGCTATGCCACTTCACCTTAGGGTAATTCTTCTCCGTGGTAAGGGTACGCATCACTGGCACGATGAATTTATCCACCTTCTTTTCCTTGCAATACGCCTTAAGACTCTCCACCGAATGTATATCTGAGTAAAAGGGCACTTCCTCCGTTAGCTCCTCGTCTAAGGTACCTCCCCACGAGGTATTGATATACACCTTATCCACATAGCCCTTTTCAGGAGGTACGCCCAACCTACAATGAGCTGCTTGCTGCCTCTTTATGGATACGATCTTGTCCCTATTGGGCGAAAGCAAATACTCCACAAAGGCAATCCCGTAGGTCTCAAAGTCTTCCACGATCTCGGACATGGTAATATCCCAGCGACAAGCCTTAAAGAATTGGTTCAATTCAGGGAAAGAGTTACGTGCGCGTTCCTTGGTTACGATTCCTTCTTCTGTCTCCACGTCTTGGTATAAGCGGAAACCCAACCCATAATGAGCCGAGATCAGCACCTCCAGCCCTCCTATGGCCGCCCCTGTCTTATTGAGTTTTTCGGTCAGCTGCTGTGGGTAAAGGTTATCATCCCCCCACACGGAGTACTTATCCGTATCGGATAGGTCTTTTTTTGCCTTGGGCGCTGTAAGCCCATGCTTATTATCAAAGAGCACAGCCGCCCCACTCTTAGAGAGTATATACAAATCGTTATCTATTTTTTCCATACTAATAAATCACCTCTTTCCCATTAAAAGCCACTATAAACAGGATAATAATTTTCTTTATAGTGCCATCAGCAAGTTTAATATTTCGAGTCTTGTTATCCCAGTGGTTGGGGTTTTTCTCAAAGTCTTTTTTACCCTTGGGCTGTTGCATTAGGGTAGCATTATGGTATATCAGGAGCTTTCCACCAAACCCATTTTGCTTGTTATAGGTGCGTACTGCCAAGGAAAAGGGTATCGGCTTTTTCTCTGCATCTAATTTTCGCATTTCTGCCAAAGCGTCCTTTAAAAAAATCTTTTCTACCATGCTGCAAAGGTCAAAAAACTATCAGGATAAATAAAGGACACATTCCCCAGCGGGAAAAAACAGGGTACTTTATCATTATTTTGCATTCACTGCTTTGTTTTTCAAAATGTTAAAAGTCTAAAAATCAATTTCATTTTCATTACGTGCAAAAAAAGCCCCCTGCCGCCTTAATTGTTTTTACAATTTGAATTTTAAAAATCGGAGTGAAATATGAATGAGCCATCTGCTTCCGCTTTTTTGTTAAAAAACAACCTCTTTTTTAATTAAGAAAAATTTAACTGATTGTAAGAGTAAAAAAATATTATTTTTCATTGCGCATTAAAAAATAATACGTATCTTTGCAATGTCAAAAAGAAAGAAGTAAAACAAATAAAATTCAAACAAAATGAGAACTATTACAATCAAAGACATATATAATGATGTAAGCTACATTAACCCAAGTGTATCTACCATTAGTTCAATAGGTGATTATATAGAGGAGAGCAGCAGGCAGGTAGCTCAATCAGTAAGAGATAGAATAACTAAGAGCTTACCTCAAGGTACATTAGCTCATAAGATCATCACTGAGACTTTAAAAGACTTCTTCACTGATAAGCAACTATGGGTAATCGCTTACGAATTGCAAAAGAATGAAGACTATGTAAAGAACCTTTCTAATGAGATAGAGAGAAGAGAACAAATCGCAGAGCGTAAAGCTCAAGCAAGTAAGGCTAAGTTATCAGCCAATAAAGAGGGTAGCCAAGAAGTGCTTGACTTTGTAAAGTCAAACAAGAAGCTGTTAAAAGACTATTATGCTTTTGTAAAATCAAACAAAAAGTACTCAAAAGAGTTTTATTCTAAGAAATTTACTTTTGAAAGCGCAAAAGAATTTATTAATAAATAGTATAACAATTAAAATTCAAGAATAATGAAATTAGATTTTTACAAAACAAAACGCTACACTTACATTGTAGCTGATAATGTTACTTTTCAAAAAAAAGAGCAAGGTTATCCACAAGTTAATGAAGTGGCTTTTGAAACTGTAGAGGCGCAAAACTTTACATCCCACCCGACATTCAGCATTGAGATAGATGGTGAAGTTACTACACAGAGCATAATTGAAGCCTATACTAAATATTGTGAGTTTTGCAAGAATGCTCACCAAGAGAAAAAAAAGCAGAACGAGCAAGCTAAACAAAGCCTTGAAGCTGATTTTCGTGCGCTCGAAAACGAAATTAAAGAGGGCAAAGTTTTTGATGTAACTATAGAAAATATTAGAAGAATATTATTGTATCTCAATTCCATGAATTGGGGGGTATGGCAACTCCCTAAGATGACATGTGGGTATAGTGCTCATCAGTACGATTGTGATGGGCATCAAGCATCTACAATAACACTTGACGAACCTATTGATTATTGTGGAGAAAAAGTCACTAAGTTCAAAGTCGGAGGGGGTAGATTACATTTGACAAAATATAAATTTGTTTAACCTCAAGCAAAAAAAAAATTATGAATGTAGACGATATTTTTAATCAAAAATATGAGGTGGCAGATGTGGTTATGCCTAAGTTCTTATTAGCATGTAACCCTATCGTACCTAATATTGACCTTACCTATATATATTCCCCTTATTATATGAGCCTAATAATGGTAATTGAGGAGAACAGCGAGATTGTAAGACTCAATGATACCTACAGAGCCATGCCCCAGCGGTTATATGTGTATGATATGTTGGAGCAATTCAGGTTAGTTGTTGTCCAGAACAATGTAATAAGTATGGGCGGGATATATGGCCCTGTTATATCAGTAGAACAATTCATTGAAGAAGCGTGGCAGTGGTATAAGAATTATCTTGACTGGGAATTAACACAAATGCAAGGATTATGACTACACAAGAAAAAGTATTATATATCATCGAATTATTAGAGTTATCAGATAGGCAGGTTTCCGCTGTCATTGGCAAAGCCATATCTACCGTGACCCATAAGAGAGCGCAGATAGGGCGCAATAAGTTCACTGACGAAGATCTGCAAAAACTCAAGGATTATTACATTGAGACGCTTAATAAGATTAAATCAGTTTAAAATCAAAAGCACACCTAATTAGGTGTGCTTTTCTCTTTAAACAGAACTTATAATATACGAATCGTGGCGATCGTTGTCCATCAGATAGGCATACTTCCACCACACAATATAGTCGAAGCAGTCCGACAAGTGGGTAGCATGTTCCTGAGGAATGGAGGTAGAGCGCTCCGAGCTTTTGTCTTTCTCGAAGGAATCTTCTTTCTGCTTCAGTCCTGCATTCTCCATGGATACAATTAGGTTGGGGCAGTTGTCCTCATTGATACGGACAAAAGGCAGTACTTTGTTGCTCTCCTCTAAGATCTCGTTAATGAGTCGAAACTTGAGGATATGGCTTGGGTTATTCGTGTTGGGTGTCTTGTTATACACCTGCCAGCCTGCTGTACGGAGCATGTCCTCCACATCCTGCGCCAAAGTCGTCTTGCTGTTGGCTTCACTCTTAAAGCCTGAGCGATCGTGGTATAGATAGACCTTATTGCAGGTAGCCTTGTGTGGCTCGTAATAGTCTATGATCTTCTTAATAAGGTCTGAGAGCTTCTGTGGGTTCTTGACAAAGAAATCCTTAATAATACTCAGCGT